AACAGTATTTCTAAAATAGGTGGATACATCACCAGATGGTATATTCCTGAAAATCAGATAGAAACCATCATGAGAACTAGAAAGACTATAGCAACACTAGATACCAGTGACGCCAGTGGTGGTGATGATATTTCTCTGATTATTGAAGATGTAGAATCTGGCGAAGTATTAGCAGCAGGTACATTTAATGAAACTAATCTTATTAAGTTTGCACAATGGTTGGCATTTGAGTGGATTGTTAAGTATGAAAACTTAACAATGATTATTGAGCGCAGATCCTCAGGTGTGGCTATACTCGATTATTTGCTCTATATTTTACCTAATGAAAATATAGATCCCTTTAAAAGATTATTTAATACTATTGTTCAAAACGCTGGTGAGGATCCACAAAGATACAATGAAATCTGTCAACCTCTATTTAGAAGAAGTTCAGATATTTATGAAAAATATAAAAAGAGTTTTGGCTTTGCTACTAGTGGCTCTGGTATGACCAGTAGAACAGAACTATATTCTTCCATATTAAGAGGTATGGCTAACAACGTTGGTGACAGAATTAGAGACTTAACCACAATTAACCAGATTACTGGTCTAGTTATTAGAAATGGTAGAGTTGATCACCAAGAAGGTGAGCACGACGATATGGTTGTTGCACGTCTTCTTGGTTATTGGTTCCTTACAATGGGTAAAAACTTACACCATTATGGTATTAATAGTAAACTCATTTACACACACCTTAATACCAATAATAATGTTAAGCTCAATCCTTACGAAGAATATCAAATGGCTCAACAGCAATCTATTCGTTTACAAATGGATCAATTACTAAATGAATTAAAAACTGTAAAAGATGAGTTTATTGCTGCTAAAATAGAAAAACAAATCAGAGCTTTAAATAATAATATTATCTTACAGGAAAATGAAAAGTTTTCTGTAGATGAGCTCATTAATTCCATTAGAGATAGTAAAAGAGATAGAGTAGTTAGAAACTATTTTAACAGAAGCTCAGACGCATACACTCAAATGTCTGGTATAGCAGCTCCTGTAGATCCTACTAGAATATTCTTTTAACTAAGCATCATAGCTCCAGGTAGGGATTACCCTACCTGGAGCGTATGTCGTTTAATTTAAGCAGTATCCAAATCAGCATTGAGCAAATCAATGTAGGCTTCAATAAAAAACTCTCGCCTGCTACTTTCTTTCATGAAAATAGGAAAGAGTTTAGGAAAAAAGACTACTTTCTTTAAACTGTCTTTGAGTTTATCGGTAGCTAAATCATTATTAGCTGAATATAGCTGATAAACAGAAAACTCATAATTAGGTACTAGTTTATGATGATTAACAATCAAATAGTTTTTCTTCTTACAATAAAAGTGAATTTCAACACCTTTAACAGTCCTAGCTACCATAGTAGATAAATCTGAATCTGTGTAAGTAACTTCTTTGACTGAATGATTTTTATAAGTACCGAATAAAAAGTAATAAACAATAGATAAGAATCTAATAATTATTGCCATATTCTTACCTAGAATAATAGTTCATTGTCATAGCTCGTATGACAATATACAAAAGAAGTCCAGTCTTTAAACTGGCAATCATATTTTCATTTTTAGTAGAAGTAGCTTTTCTAACGATATTTTGAGCAAAGTCTCTAATCCTCAAGAGATTGACATCTGTTGATTTAGAGGACATATAGATACCTTTGAGTCTAGCTATTAAACTAGCAATATCTGTTGATTCTTTATAAACTGTTCTGCTATTGCTAAGATAAGCAAAAGCATGTGTTAAAGTCTCTTCTACTAAAATATCTACTTCCTTAGAAGATAGATATTTAGAATTAACGGAACACCAAGACAGAGTCTCTAAAAATAACTTAGGGCTCATGGTGTGCATAATTTTGACAACCACATCCACCAAGTCTTGTTTGATAAAAGAGTTTTTATCAATAATGACAGAATTAAGGTAAGTAATGTATTTGGATAGATTTCTAGTAGAATCCTTTAAAGATTCCTCTCCATCAAAATCCATGACTGAAGACGTTGATTTAATTCTACCGCCCAAAGCTTTGACTTTCATCAACTCTCCCGTGATATTCTTGATCATATCACGAATTCTGCCTTGAGCATCATTGATCATGTAAATAATCGCATTATCATCGGTAAAGTACTTAAACGTATTACCATGCAATTGATCGTCTGCAATCAAGTCTTTAACTCTGGCTTCTAGCGTAGCATACCAAGATCCATAACGCTTTATAGCATACTTCTTAGACAGTTGAGCATAAGTAGCTTCTGCTAAAGACTTTTCTACTGGATACCTATAATACCTAAACAAAAGCGAAGTCACAAACTTATAATAAAGAATCAAACCACAATCGATCATGGCTTTTTCTTTTTGCTTTTGATTTAGGTAAGGTGAATTCCTAAACGAGTGTATTAACCACATGCAAATATGGTTAAAGATAGATGTCGATACATGAAACTTTGGATTGATGATAGGTATCTTTAAAAGCTCTTCTTCTAAATATACATCATCAGCTTCTAGTATGTCTGTAAACCACCTGTCCTCATCTTGGGAGGTAAACCTGACAATATGTACACCTGTCAGGTTACCACCGAAGAAAGCTAAATGATCTTCATTCTTATTGACAAAACTCGTTTGAAAGTCGTGAATCTTTTTTGCTAATTTTTCATCAAACTTTAAGTGTGATAAGTTATTATCAAACAAAGCTTTGATTGCACCAGCTCCACGACTCATTATTATTCCCCTTTAGAGCGCTTTTTAAGCCATTGTACGAGGTTTTCAAACCCAATGACTACTGGGATACCCCTGACCTCAAAATAACTCTCTGTGGCTCTAGAAAACTTATCAGAGATATTGTACGCATTGATCTTAGAGACATTGCTAAAATCAATATATTCCATAATCGGGCCGACTTGTCCATCAGCACCTAGCTCAGGTCCTACAAAGACTATAAACTCTTTACCAGCATTTTTAACTCTTTCATGAGAAGCTTCAATGACTTCTATTTCAGAATCAATTACGCTATCTTTGCCCATTACAGAATAAATGACTGCTTTAGGTGACTGTACGATATCCATATTGGCAGGCACTATTCTTAAGCCTGAGATATCTACCGTATCATCATTTTCTTTATTTTCAATAGCCGCTAGCTGAGTCGCTAGTATAGAGTCAATAGCAGCAGACTCAAAAGCTTTAGATAAACTATTGAACTCATCGTCTTCAATAGGCTTTTTAGCAAAATACACATTCAAAGCCTGTGTATATATATTGGACAAAGGTCCATCCATGACAATAGTGTCTTTAACACCTTGTCCTTCATCATAAGTAAATTCAATCTGGTCATCGCTAGAATTAGCTACTGCTGCATTAGATCCTGCTGATCCAGAGCAAGTAGCACATTCTTCTAAACCAATACCGAGCAGTTTCATGGTTTGGTTATCCTTACTTAGTAAAATATAGTGTCCAGTATATCTACCAAACACTATGTTAAGAATTTTGTTGATAGCTATTATAATTAGTGAATAATACCATCACAAATAATTTCAGCTAAAATACTTTTAACCACATATTACCAAAGCGATATCATTTCAAGCATGATTAAATTCACTTGTATTTCTAAAGGAAGAAATTTATGTGGTTGATTATCAAGCAAACTGAACTAGATAGTGAGATCTTTACAATTCTAAGATCTGATATTGCTGATAAGTATATCAAAATCCTAATCAGAGACTTACAAGCTAATCCTAAACTCAAGTTTGATAACAAACCTATTGGTGTAGGAAAATTCGTAGCACTAAAAGTCAATAACTCGGCAGATGATCTCATAACACAATGCTCTGACCTAGATCATAATTCTAACGCCGTAATAGAATTTACTGAACAAATAATCAAACGTATTCATAACGAAACTATAGCTAAAGATCTCACATCCTCTCTTATCTCTAAACTCAAAGCTAAAGCCTAATTATGTTCAGTATTGCTTACAAAATCCAAGAATATGGTGAAGTCGTCTTTTGTGACAATAGTGACAATATTGTTGTTCTTATCCTAACTCAACTTAAACACTATCTCAAAGGAGAGTATTTTAACCCTCCTATCAAACCTATCAAGCAATTTCATATCGGTTGGAGTAAAACCAATACAATCGATATTGTCTTTCAATTCAATACCGACCTCATTGAATCACCTGCTAAGTTAATCCCAGCCATTAAACAACAGCTAGAGCTTTATCACAAAACACCAGTATCTGACGCGCAACCTTACACATATCCTGGAACAGATAAAGTTAGTCCATCAGCTTTTACTTTTTCATTCCCAATTAGAGTAAATACCTCTAATTGTTCAGACTAATTAAGAATTAAACTGTCATACTCTCCTACTACCTCAACAAGGTAGTAGGAGTAATCTATTCTTTTGTTTTTTGATTTAAACTAGATTTAAGAGCTTTAAATGATAAACCTATACCTATTCATCAATTGTAATAGTTTTAGTCTTTATAATCCTTCTAATCGATTTTAAAATAGGTTTTATGAGTTCAGTAGACTAAATTCTTAGATTCTTTAATAATATCTATTAGCCTAACCTACCTACTAGTCTTTACCAGTAGAGTTTTACTAATCTCTTTATTTTTTCATCTAGATCTTCTTTTAATCTCTTAATCTGTTTTAGCATCATAATAGCTAGGTAGTATGTACTACCTAGCTTTATACTCTATTTTATTAATCAAGAATAGTATTGATAGTTAATATATTTTTTTCCGTCTATAGTAGGGGCTGCGCCCCTACGACAGCGCTATTAATGCGTTCTTATTAGTTATTCAGTTTATATACAATGTTTATTGGCATTATAGATATACAGATATAACTTAGCTTCGCACAACCATAGGGTAGGTAGGACAACTGGGGAAAAAGTTTTTGACAACATGGTCGAGATGTAAGCCCAGTCAGATCCTACACTCACTAACTTTTTCCATAACATATATAGTTAATAAAATAATTACTTACTATCTAACAATAACTCTTACTCTTACCCCTATTATAGACTCTTCTCTCAAACCTATCTTTACAATAACTCTTATTACAGGACTTAATCTCATTAGGTAACCATTGAAGATTACCAATATTGTCACATCCTCCACAAGCTAGAGGTATGACATGATCAATAGCAAATCCAGGACAGCTAACAGAGTGCTTACCTGTACTAGGACAGGGATAGAGTTTAACAAAGTCTCTTAACACTTTAGTATCTCTTAATATCCTACCTCTATCATCTCTTTGGATATTGTTACATATCCTAGGATCTATTATATCTTGAGCTTCTGTAGATATTGGTAATAACAGTAATATCAATAGCAAATACTTCATAGTCACTTTCACTAACATATACTCCAGGTAGCTTATCACTACCTGGAGCTATGATGGTTTTAGATAATATATTCTTTTTCAACTAACTCTTCAAAAGAGATATGGAATTCATTATTAGGATCTAGATTAGAGATATGAATATCTTCTACTCCTATAGCTTCATTGGCTATAGCTCCAGACTCCTCAATCACAAAGGGAGACTCTATTCCCATAATACTGGATACCTGAGATTGAGACCACTTTAGAATATCTACAGTCCTGGTAGATAGATTAGGTTTAGATCCAGTATCTAGCATAGCGATATAAACATAAGGCTGAGTCGTCTGACCTAATCTATTAATTCTAGATATAGCTTGCTGCAATACATAATCCCTAAAGGGTGTATTAATCAGTATCATAGTGTCTGCCATAACCAAAGGTACAGCAGTAGATAAACTAGGATACGTAGCTATTAGAGGATTGATATTCTTATCCTTTTCAAAGCTAGAGATAATGCTAGGCAATTTAGCATTGGTCTTAGCATAGACTACAGCAGGTTGTAATTCTAGTTTAGTTGTAATCTCTTTAGCTTTTTCTACGACTTCTACATAGCTAGTAAATACGACTGTCTTTTTAGTAGTAGATTCTATTATTTTGATATAGTCAATATTCTCAGCAACAGCTTTAGCACATTCCATACGTTTTTTACCTAGTATTCTGCCTAGGCATTCACCTTGTACTTTTAAGTGCATGTATTTAACGACAGATTTACTGGCATCAAACTTGGCTCTGGTTTCTTTATCTAGTGTAGGATTGATGTATTGCTTTTCAAACTTATTACAATAAGCTGTATCTTGGATATCGTATTGAATACCAGGGTTCTTATTGAAAAACTTTACTAAGTCTAGGTATCTTTTGAATTCTCTTTCTTCAGTTGTAGACCTAATAGTCTTTTCATAGACCTTTAAAGCATCATAATAGTCTGTTTCAAAGGCTTTGTAGTTAGACTTGTAGTATTTGATACGCTCTTCAATAAAAGCTACCATATCAGCTTTTACAGCGTCTAAGGTGTATTGATCAGAATCTTTAGCTTGTACTAAGATATTCTCCATAATAGGAGGATCTAGATTTAAAGCTTTCTTTTCTACTTTATGAGTAACGATATTGAGTCTATTAGATAGAATATCTAAAGCTTTCTTAGCATCTTTACCATAAAGCTTTTTATACTTCTCTATTAAAGAATTATTGAAGTTCTTATCAATAGTCCTAAATAGAGGAATAGTCTCAGATCCCATAGCCTTAATAGGTGTACCGCTCATCCAGAGAATATGCTCAGACTTAGTAGCGTCTGTTAGGTCAATAAAGTACCTGGTGCGTTGAGAAGTGATTTCATTGAGGTTATGGCATTCATCTAGGATAATACCTATCTTCTTATTAGGTAGCTTTTTAGCTAGCTCTAGAGCTTTGTATAAAGCCTCGTAGTGGAAAATTAGGTATTTCTGATTACCATAGGGACTACCAGAGCTAGATACCCAGCAAGTCTCAGGCTTTTTGAATTCACCCTTATCCGGACTAGCAATTGTTTTATACCAGACATCCCATACAGCGTTATTGGGACATATAACAAAAACAGTGTCTACCTCTAGCATTTCCATCAAAGCAGCAGCAGTTAGAGTCTTTCCCCCACCAGCAGCAGCTGCAAGCAAATATCCTTTTAGATCGTATTTAGGTACAATCTGATCATATTTAGCGAAGAAATCATTTTGATGAGGTAGTGGAGTCTTCCAGAACTTATTTAACTTAGAGTAGTTTAAGATAGGATTGTGTTCCTGATCTATATTAGACAGAAACGTACTTTCCTTTAAAGCATCAATGATGGATTGAGCAGTCTTCTTACTAGTACCTAGTCTTTTCTTAGAGTTAATAATAGTCTCTAGAGTATATAGTAAGTCTATAGCAAAGAAAGTAGGTATACTAAAGGAATGTCTCGTTATCTTGTTGAACATGAAGTTCGAGATACGGTTAGTTCTCCAGATATTATTAATATCGTTTTGGATAAAGTAACCAGGCACACCAGATACAATAATCTCATCAAGTGTTTGCTCAGCCTTTATATTACCAAATAGTCTACGTACAGCGGAAAACATTTAATTACCTCATACCACCAATATTGAGCTTTAGAAATCTCTCAAAAGTTTCTCTATCATTCATGAATGCTACCTTGGTCCACTTTTCTGTTAGGAAAGTACGGTATAATTCATTAGCGTCAGAATAGCCTTCTATGATCTGTCTGACCACACCTATTTCTTGACCACCATAGAGCTGACCTTTATCTAGTGTTACTATGTATTCATTATAGATATAAGCTTTTACAGCCAATACACACATATCACAAAAGACAGGTATGCTCCTGAGCTGTAAATGAGATAAAGCCTCGTCATTACTTAAAATACATCTTAAGTAACCAAAACCTATAGGAGGAGCTGTATCTCTTACCATAATGGTATTTTCACCAATAAGTTGTACCTTAGCTGTACTTACTGGTGGTATAGGCATATGGCTATTCATCATAGCTTGACCTAATTGTAGGGAAGGTGTGACACTACAAACATCATAGCCAGTATTACCAGCAATAGCTAAAGCAGCAGCTGAAGTAATATAACTCACTGCAATAGCTGCTGTAATGGTTCTGTTTTGTGTTCTTTCTTTAGGGATATAATACACTGTAGTGTATGTATTGGTCATCTCCTGAGGAACACCACTTAAGTCAATAAATACTTCATCCCCACCTACTAAGTCACAATCGACCATGACTCTGGCTCTAATGACTTTATTGGTGATTTGCTCTTCTAAAGATACTGGAGTATTTCTCCAGCTATGTGTTGTGTTATGAAAGACTAGATTCAGCACTTCTCTAGGGATACTGTATCTAATCTCATCAATAGCCTTTTTAATGGGATTCATGGTTCTAAATGCTAATTAAAAAACTATCAGTCATACATTATAGCTCTGACTACATGGAGTCAAAGACTAACTTTTAACTAATTTGAGGACAATAATGTTGCGTTTTATTCTTCTTTCACTCATGTCATTTCTGATGGCTATTCCTGCAATCGCTAGGGATAAAGACCCTATTGCTGAAATGATCGCTGTTATTCATGAAAAACAAGCTGTGGCTGAGTGGATTATTCAAAGAACAAGAAATAAAGTCGATTATAATTACGCTATCGGTATTGTCGATACTGTTTATGACAAAGCCTATAAACAAGGCGTAGATCCCCTAGTCGTTATTGGGATGATTTCTAAGGAATCTATGTTCAGACCTAAAGCTAAGTCTGGATATGGAGCTGTTGGCTTGATGCAAGTCGTTCCTAGGTTTCACCAAGACAAGATCAAAAAGCGCAATATTTACAATAAGGAAGTTAATATTGAGGTAGGTGTCAAAGTGCTCTTTGATTGTCTTAAGAATAGAAAAACAGTCAAAGGAGCACTGAATTGCTATTCTGGTGGCGCCAGAGGCTATGCTGAATACGTGCAAGCCAGGCATAAAGAAATTAAGCAGGCCATTGTTTTGAATCTGTTTAACAACAATCAAAAGATCAATGTGGATTATGCTTACCACAAACCTCTTAGAGAGCCTAGGACTACAAGTCCCCTGTATGCTGGGATTTAAATACGTAAGCTACTAATTTATAGGTAGCTAATAAATCAAAGCTATCTTTGACTCCATGAAAAGATATTCCAAGGTTATGATTGTGGATGCTGGCTATTACATTGATAGGATAGAGCCTATTGTAGTAGACCTAGCTCACTCTCACTATAGACTCCAACAAGAGTTTAAATTGCTCAATGCTTTAGACTATAAAGACAGAATCATAGCCAACTGCATGATCAAATCCGTAGCTGAAGTATTTTGTCTACCAGTTATATATCCCAGACACAACATCATTAAAAACGATATTTCTGAATTTGATCAGTATTTCTACAATAAAGTCAAAACACTATCTGATTTCTTGGTTTTTCAACATGTAGATCGTCAAAGCTTATCTATGTTCAATGGAGACGAAGTGCTTTGTATATTGCACAATAGAGAGCTAATCCTTTTAAACCACAATGAGTCAATTCACCAGTCTGTCTGATATCTTAGTTGCCAATAGTCACATCATCCTGTCTTTAGGAGAAGTAGCTAGTTTCATAGAGAGAAAATATGCTAAGGTAATAAAACCTTATGCCAAAGGTATTTATAAGATCGGTGAGAGATATCCGTCTGTGGTCAGCGATGTAACTTATTTTGTTAAGGATACGCAAGATCATAATAAAGTTGAACAATTAACAGATATATCCAGTTTAACGGATACTAGTTATATTGTTGATGAAAATAACTCTGTCGTTATAGATAATTTCTATATTAAGAACAGAGACTCAGCTTTATCTATGTCTCCATCTTTACCTATTCATGGGTATGAAATAGCCAAACAAGCTATTGCTCACTACATAGGAAAAAGAAATCCCTATACAAGAGATGCTAGTACAGCTTTAAACCATATTAGCAAACTCCTGATAGATGGCATCGACCATCAAGATGCTATTACCTTTATTCTAGACGAATGTGTATTTACGCCTGTGTATATGCAGATCGATAGTTTTATAGGTAAAGATATCTATCATGTGTATTTTTATAAAACAGTTAGTATTTGCGATTTGGTCATTGAAAAAACCATTGACTGGAGAGCATACCAATGGCACTTAAACCAACAAGATCAAGACAGTGAGCATCATTATCCTTGAACTTGAAAATTGTAGATCCAGATTTGAGAGCATAGTGAGGTCTTTAATTCAAGCAAAGGGTCTACAGTTTTCTGTAATTGATACATCTAAGATAGATTTAATTTACAATGAGATAGCACAACTGCTTACTAACAATATCTTAGAATCAATTAAAAATAAGAGTCTTAGCTACACGATGCTAGACTCTGCCACAGCCAGTATTGACATTACATCTGTTGTCGATAGATTTAACTACCATTTGTTTAGTGAGTATTCGATAGATATCTCATTTGACGCTTTGCATCAGATGGTGTCAAATATTGAGATGTCTGTGATAAATGATATTGTTTATCATTTACCCAATATCGATAATAATGATTTAGAGATCGTATCTCACCACTTTGAGCCTATTAACAACTTAGTAATTGAATACAATAATGTTGTTACTGCTTGACTATAATGAACTCAGATACAATTTCATGGCCTGTAAGCCTTTGTCAGACCATGTTGAGTTATCTGAGTTCATTGATATCCTACTTAAAAATAGTCCAGATCAAAGCGATAGGTATTTAAAAGCCAATCTTTGGCAAGCCATAGAGTCATCGACTGCATTTAGCAGCGATGATTTTATTATGTCTGTCAATGACGACTATTTAACAGCTATCGATGTATTGATAGAGACTTATGGTGATTTTCTTTTTAACTTCATTAAGCAAAAGTCTGGAATTGATATCTTTGAAAAAAATATTAAAGGTATTCAATTCAATAGCGATAGCTTGATTATTCAACTATGACAAATGAATTACCTTATCAATATATCGTCGTCAATATTGATAAGTCTTATTCTAAGCTCAAGAACTATCTAGAAGTATCTTGGCTACCCACTATTGATATAGAAGCGCTGCTCTCTATTATCTTTACTGTTTTTAGCAGAGTCTCTGAAGTAGAAACAACAACAGACAGAACTATTCAGGAACTACTGCTAGAAACCTTTGAATTCAAAGACAGCACTTTAGTCACTAACGTAGCATTTTCTCAATATATGACTAAAGTGCTGCAAGATGTTGTGCAAGATATTTATGATGAACTCCTGCATCAAGGATTCTTAATTTACGAAACATTTCCTTATGAATACCGACGCTCGCTACCAGACGGAAGCGTGGTGCTCGCCAAGATTGTTGATACTGGATCTACAGTATGATCATATATTGGTAGAGACTCTTCTAAATACCATAAATCCAGACGTTAAGCAAGAAGATATTCTTCTGGCTATCTTTGCTGAACTATTATCTAAAAACGAAGACAAAATAGTAGATACTTATGCTTTTGCTGAATTTGTGGTAGCAATATGTGTAGATTCTCTAGAAATGATGGAGACTTATAAAGAAGAAGTCTTTATTCTACAAACGATCTTTGCCAATTGTGTTGAAGCTGTTGAGGACACTATATTCCCTTTTAATTTAACGGACTACCAAATGTTTGTAGACTGGGATATTGGTCAGATCATGTTAATTCATCCTGAAGCAATAGATCAAATTCAAGAATGTTTTAATAATGCAAGCTACCAACCCATTGTTTCAGCCCAATAAACTACCTTTGTCTGAAATTGTTATTATTGAATCCTACGATATCTTTGAGTTATTCAATGCTTTAGAGTTTGAAGTATCTTGGAACTCACAACAAGAAATACTCAGACAAGCTTTTAAAATGCTGGATGATCCTCAGCTAAAGCTAGGTACTCCTATTACAACAATAACAATGTCAGCTGGTATTGTTACTCGTTATTTGGTAGAGGAGTTTTCTATCAATCAAATGGTAGTGCTTAATGATCTGTTTAGGAAAATAATTTTAACGATCTACTTCAGATGTTATGAAAACAAATTGTTTGTAGGATCAAATTATCCAACAGTACCAGCTTTTCCTTATTTCCTAGAGAATATAGATTTAGCTGGTTGTGTTCTTAGGTTGGATAGAACATATTTTTAGGTTTGACATAAATGCTATCCATCAATTCCTATTATTCCTTTAATACCAAGGTACCAGGTATTTTAGGAGAATCATTTAATAATTTAAAATTGGTATCTGTCATGACGTATGAGTTAGCTGCTAACTACATCAACGTTGTTTCAATGCATGCCAATATTTATCCAGCTTTACCGCAAGGTATTCCAGATAATCCTGAGAGTTATACTTATTATCTATTCAAAACAGAATCCAACACCAACGTGGTTTTGGCTGATGTGTGGATTGATGATAATACTATTACAGAAAAAGGCTCTCAATCGATGGTCGTTGAGATTCCTAGAGTAACCAACTCTGATATTGTCAGACTCAATACTGTTTTGAGAACAATGGGATTTAACTACACTTCTCGTGTGGTGTAATAATTTATTACTGTATATATTCTATGTGAAGTAATCACGAATAACAAAGATGTATTTAAATAACTAGGCTGGAGTAGTGAATAACACTCTGATCTGGTTATTGGATGTATCTTTATGCGGTTATTTCCGTCGTTGTTGTGTTGTGAAGAGTCGAACCCTGTGAGTAATAGCGCTTACAGCCATAAATCTCCTTGTGCTTGATGCTTACAAGGCTGTAATTGATTGCTATTTACTCACAGGGCTAGACCTAAAAGGTTTCGTAGTGTTGAAGTCGCTGAACCCACATACCTTAGAGCGAGCCCTACTCGGACTCTATTAATACTTCAACACGTTTTAGGGAGTGAGCAAAGCCGAGGGCGTCGGTTTCAAAGAAAAGTAAATGTTTGACAAAACTCTTTTTCTTTCCTTTTTCAGGTTTTGTCAAATGGTTCGGGCCATTGGTTGTGGAAGTCAGTGAAGTGATGGTGCTTTTCTTGTTGTTCACGAAACGAAACTAGGTATGTGGTGTTCTATACAAGCTGGTAGCTATTTCTGTCCAATTGGACAGAAATAGCTACTATGCTGCTAATTTTATTTTTTCACCACTATGTTGTGTTAATAGGTAGAATTTAAAAAAGTAATGCAAAACCCATTTATTCTCCCAGCAGAGCAATATAAAAGAACAATTGATCCTTTAGGAGACTATTTGAATCAAACAGCACATTACCTGAATATTTCTACAGGTAAAGCTTTTGATGAATGCAAAGAGTTTGTTAAAAAGAAACTCAAAGACGGCACTTTTCAAATAAAGATTCCACAAGTACAATACATGGAACGTCAAGAAAATGGCGACCGTGTATTGCTCAGAGGATCTTTATTAGGCTATATTCAGCAAACTGTTAAAAATGGTGATGTGATAGCTCCGTCTTTTACAACATATAAACATGCTGATAAATATGAATCTTTACTAGCTAGCTTCATTGATGGTAACGTAGCCGGTAGATCTAAAGCTAAAAAAGAAGAGTTTGCTGCTAAAGCTGCTGGTAAAAAAGACTTAGCACAATATAAAAACCTAGAGCAAACAGGCAGAAAGCTATCCAATAATGCTATTTCTGGTGCTCACGTATCAACCAGTACGCCATTGGTCAATAAAACAGCTCATTCGTCTTTGACCAGTACATGTAGGGCAACATCTGGATATGGTAATGCCAATAACGAAAAACTCATGACTGGCAATAGACATTACTGGAATCCTAATGTTACTTTAAACAATATAGTTTCTATCGTTACCCATACAGACTATGAGCTCTTACAATCTGTCGTAACAAAATACAATATCCATCTTCCTACTGTGGAGGATACGATGGATTGTATTCAGTATTCTTCAGATATATATTGGAAAAATGAAGTAGCTATGAACCATATTTATGAACTCGTAGCAAAACTCACTCCACTACAAAGAGCTGCTTTTGTTTATACAGGCGATCTTTATCATTTAAGAAAACACAACGATCAGCTCTTAAGAGTATTCTTATCTCAGTTATCATCTAAGCACTACGAGATTGATGTAGAAGATACTTTTGATTTTGTTAAGAACTCTAGAGAAGATTATCTTAATTTAGCTCATCAGATATGTTCTGATGAAATGAGATCCAAAGGTAAAGATTATGTTGCTTTAAAAGGTACTACCAATTTAAAGACACTAGCTGCTACTACCAGAAATATTGATTCAGTATTAACCAATTATGCTGATTTAATTAAAGCTATAATGGTTACTGAGAATATGCCTGCATCAGTAGCATATTTTCCTGAATCTGTCAGACGAGCTGCTTTGATGTCAGATACAGACTCTACTATCTTTACTGTAGAGGAGTGGGTACAATGGTATTGTGGTGATATTGGTTTTAAGCAAGAACATATGTCAATAGCAGCAAGCTGTATCTTTTTAGCAGCTCAAGCTATCACACATATTCTGGCTATGATGTCAGCTAACTTTAACGTACAGAAAAAACGTCTTTATCAAATTGCGATGAAGAACGAATTCAAGTTTGATGTATTTGTACCAACCAATGTAGCCAAACATTATTTTGCCAGTATATCTTGCCAGGAAGGCAATATCTTAGCTGAATCTGATGTAGAAATCAAAGGTGTTCACTTAAAGAACTCTAATTCTCCAAAATTCATTACGAGCAAAGCTTCAAAGATGATGGAAGAGATTATGAATACTATTATGGATACAGGTAAGATATCTATTCTTAAGTATCTGAAAGAGATTGCTGATATTGAAAGAACTGTTTTTGATTCTATTAAAAATGGTAAACTGGAGTTCTTTAGATTAGGAGAAATCAAGCAGCCTCAAGCTTATGTCAGAAAACCTGAGGAATCTCCATATGTTTACAATATGCTTTGGGAACAAGTCTTTGCTCCTAAATATGGTCCAGCTCCTGCATTACCCTATCAAACATTAAGAGTAGCTACTACGATTGATAATCCTACAAAGACCAAGAAGTGGTTAGAGAATATGGAAGATAGAGAATTAGCTGAACGTATGAGAAACTGGTTAGGTGGATTAGGTAAAGTCAATTTACCGAGTTTAATGCTACCGGCAGAGATTACAACAACTAATGGTATTCCTAAAGAGATTTTAGATATTATTGATACTAGAAAGATTGTGTATAATTTATGCAAGATTTTCTATTTGATATTAGAGACATTAGGTTTTTATATTTGTAATGATAATATTACTCGACTAGTATCTGACCAATATTGACGACATATGTAGCTATAGGAGCTTATTGCTCCTATAGCTACTATGACGCAATTGTACTGAGAATCTCTTGTATTAAGAGCTTATTTTGTAATTGTGATCTAGAAGATAGAATCATATCCAAAGCTCTATCATTTTCATACAGCTTGAAATACCTCATGATCATATTGTTGTTTGTCTTATCTAGCCTATTACCATGATCTTTAGCTATTTTAACTAAAAAGTCTAAAGCTGTTAATCTAGCGACTACGTTAGTCCAAATAGATTGTTTGGTAGGAGCGTTATCTGGTAAAACTAAAGCTTTAGCAAAATCTCCAGCAGACGGTACTGGAAATCCTTGTAATATAGCTGAATACTTTCTATCAGAGCCTTTATAGTAAGCGATAATATTAGAATAGATATCATCTATTCTAGAGCTATAATCTGTTATATGAAATACATGCTTTTTATAACTCAAACCCATAGGTGAGTTATTTAAGAGATTATAAGCTCTGTTGAATAAAGCAATGTCCAAATGAGAATCTAACATATTAGGCAATACATACATGTGTATAAATTGCGCTACTGATTTAGGAGACTCTCCTTTTTCTAATACCTTTAGCTCTTCAAATAAAAAAGATCTAAACTGAACTGCTAATAAAGCAATATTAAGACCTATAACAGCTGTGCCTGATTCATTACCAATATATTTACCATTAGGCAATAATAGACTTAAATCTGATTTAGGATGGTATATGACTTTAACAGCTGAGAGAGTTTTCCAATTCTTTTGAGCTTCATATACATCAAAATAATCATCCATAGCCACAATAATCTCATCAATATCTCCACCATAAAAGATATCTCTGAATATATTGCCTCTATAAATAGGAGAGGATATTTTTAGACCCATAGCCAAATGAAAGGCTTTGGCATCTATAATGTCTGCAAATCGTTCTAGGTTATAATTAAAAGGAACACCTAAGTTATTCAGTAGCCTAATGAGTAAATGATTAGACTTTACTGCAAAGGGTCTATCGTAGAAATAGTTCTTTACTTGTTCTAGATTTCTTTTTAAACCATTTTCTACGTAAGGCCATCCAGCTGGACTTAGTGCTCCTTGAGTATAACCAATAGGAGAGTTAAATAATTCAATCATAATTAGTTATTTATGTATAACATAGAATAATCGCTTTATATAAAAGCTAAAAGTAAAAATTTATTTTATATTGCCTATGATATAGATAAAGATCTACGCTTCAATCTTACTCATTAGTGGGTAAGAGCGTAGAACTTATATCACGGACCTTTGATTTTGTAATGTTAATAAAAACTGTGTTTCAAAAAATCACAGTCACTTATTATATTACTGAATCGAAAGCAATCGATTCATCAAAGCTTTGATAAACGCAATATTGTAATAAAGGAAACATAGCATGGCTATTCATGACGGCACTTCACAACAAGCCGCACAACCTCAAGCAGCTACCCAAGCCGCATTTGATGCTCCTCTAGCAGCTACTGCAGCTGCACCTCAATCGCAAGCACAACAACAAAAAATGAACCAAACTTTCTCCTTTCACTCCAACAGCGGTATCTTCGGCACGCCTATCGGTCGCACACCTGGCACGGAAGTGCTGGTGAGCCTGCAAGAAAAGCTCACCGAAATCTACAAGCAAGCCAAGGACAGTTCTTTTGAGTTTGCGCTCTTTCCTCTGGACAAGAACAACGAACAACAGCTGTATTTCTCAGCTCTGGTTGTTCTGGGTTTTGTACGTGGCGATCGCAAGAACGCTGCCTACCACACCCTGATTCTGGAAGCTTCCAACGACGATCCAGGCTCTATCCATCAGCAAGTCCAAAACGACATGATCGAAGTGATTCGTGTTGCTTCGGATGCTTCGGATAACGAACTCAACAAGATCGCTGTGGAAAAGCTGACTCAAGCTTTCCCTGGCGTGCAGCTGTTTAACGCTGACTCTATGGTTGTTCCTCGAAAGTTCAACCTGGAAGACAAGACAGCGGTGCACAATTTGGCACTGAACGCTGCTATGGCCAGTACCACGGAGCTGCGCAAGCGCACTCCTGGTTATAGCGATCTGAATATGGCTGGCTTTGCTCGTGACTCTAGCCTGGTGGTAACACCTCGCTTTGAAACCAGCACTGTCAAGAACATTGATGAGCTGCCTCGTCGTCAAGACGTCAAGATCGTGTTTGGCTCTCAACAAGTCAAGCAACAAAACAACCAGTCTCTGAATTCAGGTGATCGTTCTGCTGCTCTGGCAGAGATCTCTGGCTATATTGACCTGCTGTGGGCTCCGGTTAATCCCGTGGCTCAATACGGTATGATGCCTGTACCTGGCTATCAGATGCCTGCTCAAAAGTATGCAGCTAACCTGATCATTACCAACTTCTTCAGCCCTCGCCTGTCGACTCTGGCCGGTGTTCTGCTGGCTCTGACCACCGTCAAGGCTTTCTCCGATCAGAACAACTGGTACGGTGCTTTCCGATCCAACGGCGTGCGTAGCAATATGCGCGATATTGGTTATCTGAACATCGAAGCCAATCTGGGTGGTGACCCGAACCAGCCTGGCTCTCCTGTGGAAATCTCTATGGATTCCTACGGTGCGGCAGATCTGTATCGTTATCTGAACCAGCTGATCCGTCCGGGTCTGGCTATTTCGATTGACGTGCCTGAGTCTGGTCCTGAGTCCTGGCTGCTCTCAGTTCTGAGCGTAGCTGCCTCTGGCAGTGAGCACTCTGGTGATGCACAGCGCATGATCTTCAACGCTGCTCAAACGCTAACCAACGGTAACTTTGCGAATTTCTTCCCGCAAGGTGCGTCCATGTTCGACAACGTTGGTAACCCTGTACATCTTGGTTACTACGAGTCCGACAAGGATACCTACCGTGATATCCGTGATATCGACTACGTGGCTGTCGCTGCTCTGAGTCGTGATCTGGATAGCATCAAGCGCTGGTCTGATACCTGGACGGCTACGTCTGTTCCTCTGGGCAAGCGCATGGATACCCGTCAGCGCTTCATCCGTGATCTGACTGGTGGTAAGGCTGTGTTTACTGGTAAGGCTAACCGCGTTACCTTTAGCGCTGCTTTCATCGATGCTCTGGTCAAGGGCTGCGCGGCTGTGGGTGTTACGCCTCGTCTGGACGCCAATGGTCTGGGTAATGTGGTGGTGGATCGCGGCACCGCGTCCTTCATCGATCAAGCTCTGGTGGGTCCTGCACCTACTAACTTCTTCAGCTCCGGTATTGTGGGTGGCTATACCAATAGCTATGCTCCCAACAACTTCCGTACCTGGTAAGTCAATAAAGCTCTCGTAGCTAACTAATAGTAATTCCCAGGAGTGTAAAAGCTCCTGGGAATTATGTCCTCTTTTCTTTTATTTGATTAATTATGATTGAAATAGAACAAAAATACTTAGAAGCTATCAATCAAGACACTAAATCTGAATTTACATTACAAACAGCCGTAAAGTTGTTTGTAAGACTAATGTCTTTAGAAAATTCACACTATGTTGTTCCTGTAGCTAGAATAAATACTCAACTAAAACTAAGTAATGAAGAAATAGCTTATGTTTTGGAAGTATCTGAGAAAGTAGAAGAACACAATTTGTTTGCTTACTATATAGCCAATGAATTTGAATTTGATAATCCTGGTATTATAGAAAAATTAATTATCAATACTTTTAAACATAAAGAAGATAATAAACAAATAAAGAGCTTTTTACAATTTATCTTTACTTTGTTTTGCTTAGGTATTTATCAGATTCCTGGTAAGGATATAGATGTTGTATTTAAAGATTATAAGATTTGGATCCTAAGACAACTCGGTATGACTGAAGAAGTATCGCCTAAGATTATCTTACCTAACTGAAATAATTACAGCAACATATAATCCATATAGAGCCTAATCCTGGGCTCTGAAATAAGGAAAAAAGGATAAAAGAAGTGGCTGTATCTGAAGAGTTAGTTAATTTCAACCAGCTATTTAATCAGCTAAAGCAACCTCCCTTGATTATCAACGATATTGTTGAGACATCAGCAGAGGAAAAAGATACACTGAAGAATCTGATATTTACTAAGTATGATTCTGATGTGATGAAAAACGTACCTAGCTGTGACTGTGGTAGTATCACAGGTGAATACAATATCGGTGTTCTATGTAAAAACTGTGATACCGAAGTTGTATCAGCTGTAGATAAAGAGCTAGAGCCTATTCTTTGGGTAAGAGCGCCTAAGAATATTCATGCATTAATTAATCCTACTGTTTGGACTCAGTTATCTCTGAGATTCAAGAAGAGTAATTTTGATACTATTCGCTGGATTTGTGATACAACTTATAGAGTAGGACCTAATGATGGAGCTATTGTAGCTGAGCTGCAAGAAGCTGGTATTACCAGAGGTTACAATAACTTTATTGAAAACTTTTACGATATCATCAATCGCTTATTTGAGATGAGGAGTTTTTCCTCTAAATCAAGAGTGACTTATGATCTACTACCACAATTGCTGGTAGAAAATAAAGATTCAATATTCTCTCAATATCTACCACTGGTTAACAGAACCATGCTAGTAATTGAGTCTACGACTGTTGGTACATATGTCGATCCATTTGTACCTACTGCTATTGATGCTATTTTAACAGTAGCATCAATTGATGTGGATGAATCTAGGTTTTCTATTAGGACAAAGGAAAACAGAGTTGCTAAGTTCCTATCTGGAATCAGTAGTTATTACTATAACTTTGCGAAAAACAATCTAGGTAGAAAGTCAGGCACCTATAGGCAACACGTTTATGGATCACGATCTCACTTCTCATTTAGAGCGGTGGTGTCGTCTTTAACGGACGCTCACCAGTATGATGAGATTCATATTCCGTGGGGTATCGGAATTACTATATTTCGATATCACATCATCAATAAACTCATTCGACGAGGATATACCGTCAATCAAGCGATATATCTGATTAATGCACACGCAAAGGTATTTCATCCACTCATTAACGAGATCTTTAAAGAACTCATTGATGAATCACCTCGTAAAGGTGTCGATGTAACTATTAATCGAAATCCCTCTTTGGTACGTGGATCTATTCAAAGAGTGAGGATTACTAAAGTCAAAGAAGATACCTCAATCAATACTGTTTCATTCAGCATTTTGATTGTAGGTCCCATGAACGCTGATTTTGACGGT